AGAACCGCTTCAGATGCACGGTAACGTACATGTAAGAAAGGTCGTCTGATATTAGTTCCTAAGATTTGGTCATATACAGTTGATGTACCAGCTGGAACAAGGACACCATCAATAGGATTGTCTGCCATTGCACCTCTAGTAGAAGCATCATTTAAGTATTTCCAATCAGTTTTATAGAAATCATAAGAACCTCTACGGAAACCAGTAAATCCAAGATTTAATGCCATCTCTTCAGAGTTTTCAAATAATCCATAAGCTGTTCCTCCATTTGCACCAGCAGAAAGAGTAGCTAACATATCATCAAAATCTAAAGACGTAGAACGATTTAAGAAAAGCATGTTTTCTTCAATAGCTCCTTGAGTATCTAAATTTTTAAGGATATTGTCAAATGTACCTAATCCACCAGCAGCAACGAAGCCACTTACTACATTACCTCTATCTTGAATAGCTGCAAATAAACCTTGAGTACCACCATAAGCAATACCTGCAATTCCTGCAACACCAGAACCAGCTGCTGCTAATTCTCCTTCAACTACAGCCATTTCTAAGTAATCTTCAAAACGTAAACGAGTTTCTGATTCAGCTTTTAAATACCATAAGAATCCAGATGTTCCATCTTCAGTTGCTACTTCAACCCATCCTATTTGAGCAGTATCAGATCCATTGATCGCATACTTTTCTTTAATAATGATAGGGGAATTTTGAAACTGTGTAAAACTTGGAGTTACACTTTTAATATCATTGTCTGTAGTTCCTTTTCTATATTCAGAACCATAAACAAATATTTTTAATCCTGCCGTAGCCTGTGCAATCGTAGGAGCAACATTAGCTGATGTATACGATTTAACAGAAATACTAGCCACACCACCTGCTGTTACGCTTGCAACTACAAGAGCTTTAACTTCTGCTCCATTAGCTGGATTCATAATAACGATAGTTTGATTTACAGAAATAACATTTTCAACAAATGCTGCACCTGCACCACCTACGGGGAATGTAATATCATCTGCTACTGCAGCTGAGTGAGTACATCCATCATAAGCAATATGTAAACGGTTTTGCTCAGACCATACAATTTGGTCAGAAGTCATGGGCATTTCTGCACCAACCATTCTTAAGAAGCCAGATAATGTTCTGTTTCCATAACGCTCTACTTCTTGTTCATAAATTTCAGGAAGGTATTGTTGCGCGAAGTCATTGTTACCATCGGTGAAACTTAAATAATTTGTCTCTAAAAGCTGTTGCTTTTGAGACGGTTTAATTGACCCAAATACCGGGGCCACTGGAACTGTTGCCATAATTTTAAATTTTAATTTTTAATTGAATCTTTTTTTCTTAATTGTTAATTTTGAAGAATCAAGTCCACTTATAGCTCTGACCTTAAGACCATTAACAAATACATTTCCGTCAGCAGTAGCTCTAGGCTCTGTGCTAACATTTTTGGATTTATCAATAACGTTCTTAACTGCATCAGCTTTTCCTTGTTCATAAAAATGATTTGCAATTTTATCTACATTAGATGCTGCATACATAGCTTTATGATAACCTTTAGTATCCACAACTTCACCTTTATCATTTAGGAACTTCCCAATAATATTGTTGATATTAGATTGATTATCAGCAACTTGATCTGTATTTTGAACTTTATATCTAAACTTTTTATCACCTACATTGAAATCAAAACCTTTGAAATCATTATTAAATAATTGTTTAGTATTAGATTTAAATTGTTCATGCTGCTGTTTAGCGACATTTTGTTCTTCATTATATCTGTTAAAAAAGTCTAAAGCTTTTTGTTGCTCTTGAGTAGCACCAGGTTTCAACTTGATTTCCTGATAGTATTTACTTTTAAGCTCATCCAAATAACTTTTGGCTTTTGCAACCTCTTCTTTGTACGCTAATTTCTTTTTACGTACATCTCGCTCATCATCTACGTCTTGATCATATTCAAATTCATCTTCCATAAGAAAGCTAATTTCTTCAAAATCTAAATGAGGACGAGTATTTTTATAATATTCTCTTAAAAGCGTTTTATCATTAACATTATTATAATCTGCATTTAGTCGAACATAATCTTCAATATTTCCACCAGTTTCTTTCATAAATAAAACTAAGCTTTCAATATTTTCGGGTAAAATTCTTTCGTCTTTTACCGCTTCTTTAATTTCTTCTTTAATTGTTTCTTGCTTGGTTTCTTCTTTGTCCCCAATTTCAACAATTTCTTCTAAGACTGTTTCTTCTTTAGAATCTTTGGCAGTAGTTTTGGGTTCATTGTTTCCTTCAACCACTTTTTTGCCATCTTCGGATGATTCGCGAACATCCACTTCATTTGTGCTTTGCTCCTGAACGGCATCTTCTTCTTTTTTTTCGTTAGGTACAATTACTTTTGTAACTGTTTCTTCTTTTTCAACTTTAGGTTCAACCAAATTTACTTTTGTAATTTCGTTTTTTTTCCCAAGCTTTTTCATTTTAGGTTTTTTCTTTATTTTGAAATCCCCCTCTTTAATTTCTGGTGTTGTTGACATAATATAATAGTATAAAATTGATTAATAAAAAATTATCTAGGATTAAATTGTTCTAATCCAAATCCGTCTAAGTTGTCATTTCCAGCGGATTCAAAATTCTTAGGTAATAAATCATTTTGTCTTTGATCTATTAACTCAGATTGTTGTGTTCCTTGTATTCGAACACGTTGATCTTTACGATCTTCAATTTCTTTTTCTTTATTTGTTTCAGCTTTACCTTTAGCTTGAGCTAATTGAACTTGATAATTAAATTCCTCTGCCATAAGTTCTCTTTTAATTTGAGATTCAGTACGCATTCTTTCAATTTCAAATTGTGACTTAGCTTGTTCAATACTAACTTTCTCAGCTGTAATAGCCTGCTGCTTTTGTACCTCTGCTAATGCAGCTGCTTCAGAAGCTTTTGCATTTGCTTCTGCTTGAGCATTTATATTAGCTAATTGCTGTGCTTCAACTGCTTCTTGTTTTTTCTTACGTTTAAATTTAAGAGTTTGATTAGCAAGCTTTAAATTTTTAATTTGTCTTATATCAATTGCATCTTCTAAATCAATTCCACCTGATTGTAATGCAACTTGAATATTTTGTTCTAATTGAGCTTGTTCTTCTGCTTCTGGTTCTAATTCTAAATATATACCAAAATCATATAAATTTAAATCTTTTATTTCATTTAATGTTTTAACATTAAATTTTGAAATACTTTGTTTTAATGATTCATTAGTTAATGGATTTTCTAAACAATCAGCAATTCTTAATGATATATTTTCACATATTCTTAATGTTAAAAATAAACTAGATTTTAAAATATGTTTAGTTGCAATATTAGATTGATTTGCTGCTATCTTTTGTAATCCAACTAATGCATTTTTATCAGGGGTGCTTGCGTCTCTTGCTTCATTTAATCCGGTAACATCTCTTATCATTTGCAAATAATATTGATATGTACCAATTAATGAATTTATTTTTGCTTGGCCCGCAGAGGAAGTTAGTTCTTGTACAGGAACTTTACCTCTATTTAATTCGCCATCTTGTGTTAAAGATCTTCCTACAATACTACCTGTTTGAAAATACATGTTCAAAGCTTCGGCTGGATTATAATTTGTACCATTACCTAAATCCACTTCTGCTAATCCATCCATATCTAAAAATACTCCATCAGGAACTATTCTAGACATTACTTGTTGTAATTTTAAATGAGTTAATTGAATCATATCAGCAAATCCCGTAATTCTACTTACTAGCGATTCTATACGACCTTTATACATTCTAGGTGCCGTAACAGCATAATTCATTTTAACTTTAGTAGTATCTGCGTAAGGCCTAGTCATGTTTTCACATAACTCCCACCTTAACATTGTATTATTACCTAATACTTTAACTCCATCATATAATACTTCAATTGTTCTTGAAACTCTTTCAAAATTATCATTTGGAGGAGGATTAAAAGTGTCTGGTTTTTCAATTACTTTTTCTAATTCACTTTCTGTCTGCTTTATTTTAAACACTTGATTCATGTAAGTTTTATACTCGAAGTATAATACTTGAACTGTATTTTCATCATAATTACCCCAGCCTGAAACGTATTGCTTATTACCTGGCATATTTTGTATATCTTTTAATTCTTCTTCAGAAATATACGGAAATTGCTTTTTTAATTCTGGTATTGTTATTGATTTTACTTCACCAGCATAATATATATCTTCAAAATCAGGATCTTCGGTATATGAATAAACTAAATAAGCTGGATCAACATAATCAACAACAATTCCATTTGTTACATTAAATGATGTTTTTGAAGCACCAATGCCTAATACAGCTAAATCATATACACATCTTTTTTTAATGTTATCATATTTATTATTAGCAAGTACATTATTTATAGCTTCTTCTTCAGCTATTTCTACAGATTGTTTATAGCTAGTTTGCATCATAACTTCTAACTCCTCTGGAGTTTCTGGCAATTGTTCTGCAGCTATAGGTGAATTAGAAAAATCCTCACCTAATAATTTATTAGCCATTCCTTGTAATTCTTGTGTATACATATCTCTTAATACACTTCTTGCATATTCTGTTTTTTCTTGTAATGATGCAGGGTCTTGAGCAAAAGCTTTTATTTCAAAATCTTTATCTGAGATACCATTTACTACAATGTCTATAAACTTTGGTATAACCGGCACGGGTTTCCAATCTAAATTTAAATAAGACAAATCACCATTAATAGATAATTCATCTTTATATTTTTGAATTGATTGTTCACCTCTGGCATACAATCTTAACTGGTGGTAATTGTTCCAAGAAGTTTGGTATCTATTCCAATTACTTCTACCTTGATTAAACCACTCTCTTTCTATAGCATGAGCAACTTGTCTACCATAATCTATACTGGCTTTTTCTTCATTGCTTACTACTTGACTTGGAAATGAGCTATTAGGGTTTGTATATACATTCATTTATTTTATAATTTTTGAGGTACTACCATCATTATTGTACTTTTTTATACCTAAATTTATTGTAGTTTTAATTCTTTTACTTACAGGTGCATATCTATTTTTATTACAAGCCATTATTGCAAGTCCTGAACTAATTGATGCATCATGAGCAGTTCTATTGTTAATATTAAACTTTGCCCAATCTTCTAACGTTCTTTGAAAATACATATCGCCATATCCTTCTCCTAAAAAACCCACTTTAGTTTCTATATAAGATTCTATAGCAGCTGCATGAGCCTGCTTTATATCTTCACTTGAATTAGGTATTCCACCAATTTCTTTTTCTGTTACAGATAATTTACTAAATTTTTTATCAGGTCTATTCATTGAAAACCCTCTGTAACCCCTTCTTTTAAAATGATATAATAATCTTGGTTTATTATTTTCTGCAAGTATTGGCATTCCATAAAAAACACATGCCATTAATACATCTTCAAAAAATATTTCTGCTGTTTGTGGTCTGGCTATATATTCTAAAAAAAATTGATCTAATGGAGCTTCTTCCATTGAAAACTTTGTTAGCCCATGAAGTGATCCATTCGAACCCCTCCTATCAACCGTACCAGAAATATCATAACTATCACAACCAAAAGCACCCAGGTGCTCGTTTCCGGGGTATTTAATTCCATTTTTTTCTATTGTTCTATTTTGAAGATTATAT